TATTTGATTACAATATGAATTCGTGGGTGTATGTTGATTGGGATAAAAATCCGATAGAACCATACATGCACTGCCATAACCCAGAGAATCCATTTACGTTGTCTGGTATAATGTATGTGAAGTTAGGTGAGTCTGGAACTACTATGTTCCCCATGCCAAGAAGAGACCCGTATTACTTACCAAGTAATTTAATGACGTGGTTTATATTTCCATCGAATCTACCACATACACCTGGCAAAGGAGTGGAAGATCAAAAACGATATAGTATAAGTGCTGATTTGTATCCATGATTTATCAACAAAGTAATCTTTCATTTATATCTGAGAAGATACCAGACAACTTATACAGAGATCTTCTTGCTTATACAAGAAATCGTAGAGGAGATGAGACATGGAACTACAACACAAGATTGGCTGGTGCTCTAGAACAACAGTCAAGTTTGTCTGAGTGGAAGTATGAATGTCCTGGATTTGAAGACTATGTTGTTGATTTGTCTAGAGATCTATGGAATGAAGTATATAAAACTTGTCCATGGGATTTTCAAGAGACAAGAGACGTATCACCTTTTATCAAACTAAGAAACCTTTGGGTAAATTACCAAAGACAGAATGAATACAATCCAGTCCATACACACTCTGGTATTGTAAGTTTTGTTATCTTTGTCAATATACCATACGGAGCAGAAGAGAGAACCACTCATAGTAGTAATGGTGCGTTTCAGTTAGAAGCAGAAGTATTACCAGTTGATAAATCTTGGAATGGTGTTATACTTATGTTCCCGTCCACCACAAAACATGCAGTCTATCCATTCAAATCTACTACTGATGAGCGAGTGACTGTATCTGGAAATCTTACTTGGAATGTGGAGGGACCAGATGAAGAACATTATTAAAGACAATTGCATCAATCCTAACTACCAAAATCTCATCGAAGAAACTATGAGATTTGATACAGATTTTAGGTGGGTCTACCATGACAATCTATCCGAAGATGGAGAGAGTCAACTACCAGGATTCTCTCATATGTTTTTGTTAGATGGTAAATCTACTACATCATACACTGGATTGTTCATGCCGCTTTTATTTGAAGCGTGTTATAATACAGGTATCAGTGTTTCGAAAGTCATCCGTGGTAGATGTTTTTTGCAGACACCTGGCATTAGACATAAAGAATATGATTCTATGCATGTAGATCTGGCAGATCCACATATGGTATGTCTGTATTATGTCAATGATAGTGACGGTGATACGTATTTTAGTGAAAGGATGTACGGAGATCCGATTGCCGAATATCCCATAAATAGCACTGTCACACCAAAGAAAGGACGTTGTGTGTTCTTTGATGGTTTGCGCTTTCATTCAAGTAGTAAACCTACACACAACTCTCGATTTGTCATCAACTTTAATTTCATTCCCTGAATAATTATGGACCCAGCAGCACTAAAGAAAAACTTTGAGGAGCAAATTGCTACTACAGTAAAGCAAATTGGAGAACTCGAAGAGAACTTGCGTAAAGCAAAAGAATATAAAATCAAACTAGAAGGAGGTCTTGAGACTCTCGGACTTCTAGAGGGAGAACCAGAAGCACCAGCAGAAGAAACTCCCGCTGAATAAATACTAAATCCCTTCTTCCTAAATAGGTAAGAAGGGATTTTTTGTGTGTAATGGCATCTCCAAATTCAAGAGCTGAACTCATCACATATTGTAAGAGACAGCTTGGTGAGCCTGTCCTACAAGTAAACATTGACGACGAACAGGTTAATAACGTTATTGATGACACGTATCAGTTCTTCCAAGAGAACTGCTACAACGGTATGGAGCGTGCATATCTATTCCACGAAATCACTGCTGACGATAAGACAAGGTTTGCTGCTAGTGTAACAACTACAACTGGCACAACTGACTGGAAAGAAACAACAAACTACATTGACATCCCGTCTCATGTAGTTGGCATTACCAGAGTCTTTGGTCTTGTCAGCAATTCAATCCGTTCTAATCTTTTTGGTGTTGAGTATCAGTTGTTCCTGAACGACTTGTATGCGTTTGGATCACTTGATATCCTCAACTACTATATGAATAAACAGTATCTAGAAACTCTAGATATGGTCCTCAACAATGGATCATTCCAGCAGTTCAGATACACAATGCGTCGTGATCGTCTCTATATGGATCTAGACAAAGACTTCCTCAAAGAAGGATCTAACATCCTGATTGAGTGTCATCGTCTTATCGATCCTACAGATGCTACAGAGATGAACAATGATATGTTTGTCAAGAGATATGCTACTGCTCTCATGAAGAAGCAGTGGGGTCAGAACTTGATTAAGTATAACAATGTTCAGTTGCCTGGTGGCATCACTCTAAATGGTAGAGAACTATACACAGACGCACTAGCAGAAATTGAGAAAATCGAAAGCGAAGTTCTCAGCAAGTATGCAATCCCACCAATGGATATGATCGGATAAGATGCCTACCAGTCCCTACTTTCCAACTTACTACCAAGGTTACAGTGGCGAACAAGGTCTCATTCAGGATCTTGTGGATGAGCAAATCAAACTGTTTGGTTCAGACGTATACTATATCCCTAAGGTAGTTCTGCAAGACAGCACTCTGGATGAAGTTAGATACACTAAGTATCAGGAACAATTCCAGATTGAAATGCTGTTGCAGAACGTCACGGGTTTTGGTGACAACTCAGAGTTCATCTCCAAGTTCGGTCTAAGGATTACAGACGAAATTATCTTCCGTGTTTCTAGTAGAAGATGGGATGAAGCTGTAGCACAATATAATCCTACTCTAACAGTAGATAGCAGACCCAATGAAGGGGATCTACTATACTTCCCATTGACACAAGATATCTACGAAATCAAATTTGTTGGTAAGGAAGAACCATTCTTCCAGTTTGGTAAGATCCAATTCTATGCTATCACCGCTGAGATCTATGAGGTCGGTCAAGAAGACTTTGACACTGGTATTGCAGAGATCGATGCAGTGGAACAACTATTCGACAATGCCATCAAACTCTTTATGGATCCTGGTGGAACAGGAGACTTTACTGTAGGTGAGGAGATTGTTGGTGACGAGTTCCTTGCGAAGGCAACATCAACTATCACTGGTGATGCTGTCACTGGTATAACTATTACTGACGGTGGATCGCACTACAAGCAAGCAACACCACCATCGGTAACTATTTCTGGAGGAGGTGGTACAGGTGCAACAGCAACTGCAACGGTTAGCTCGACTGGTATTGTTAATGGCATCCTTATCACTAACGGTGGTTCTGGGTATACTTCAGCACCTATCGTTACCATTGACTACTCACCAAAAGACAACAGAGCAGAAGTCAAGTCCTGGGATAGCACAACCAGAGCTCTCCAAGTCATCAACAGAACAGGAACCTTCACTACTGCTGAAGTAATTACTGGTCTAACTTCAGGTGCCAAGTGGAGTCCTGAGACATTTGACACTCTAAATAATGTGAACAGCAACTACGATCAAAATAGACAGATCGAAGATGATGCTGATAATATTGTGGATTGGACAGAATCTAATCCATTTGGTGAGTTTGGTAATTTTACAGGTAGTATCTGATGTTAGGTTCGCATTTTTATAACCAGATTGTTCGTAAGAACATTGTTGCTTTTGGTACGATGTTTAATAACATCACACTAAAGAGCACAGATCCTAGTGATGGTACTGTCTTAGAGGAGCAGAAAGTTCCCCTAGCATATGGTCCTAAACAGAAATTTCTTGTTCGTCTAGAAGAAAATAATACGGACAGGAAAGTAGCAATTACTCTGCCACGTCTCTACTTTGAGATGACGAGCATTGATTACGATTCTTCCCGTAAGACATCACCAATTCAAAAATACAAAACGATCGTTGATGGTAATGGTGATGAAGTCAGAGTTCAATATGTTCCTGTTCCTTATAATATAGGATTTGAACTTGGTATTATTGCCAAGTCTCAAGATGATGCACTACAAATTACTGAACAAATTTTACCATACTTCCAACCATCTTTCAGCATTACTCTCAACATGATCCCTGACATGAACGAGAAACGTGATGTTGCTATTGTTCTAAACAATGTAAGTTATGAAGATGAGTGGGACGATAGTTTCTATGAGCGTAGATACATTGTCTATACTCTAAACTTTACTATGAAGTCTTACCTCTACGGTCCTTACAACCAGGCAGACGTTATCAAGAAAGCAATTATTCACGAGACGATTGGAGATACATCTGTCAACCGCAGAACTATCACACGAACATACACACCCAAAGCAAAAACAGATATTAATACGGATGGTGTCATTGATGTAAATGATGATGCACTTCTAGATGCTGGTGATGACTTTGGATTTAATGAAGGAATTGAATTCTTATGAGCCTAGAAGAGAACATGGAGGA